GGTGAGGATAAAATCACAAGTATTAAGATCGGTTCTGCCCGGCGAATACCCGAGAGCGAATATATTAGATTGACTAGAGGGGCGTGAGTGTAATGATAAATGATAATATACAAGCAATGTTTCGCGGGTATTATGAGATACAAAACAATAAGCAGATGATTGGCAGCATGGATAAAAAACCACCTCTATTATTAAGTGAGGTACAGGAGTTACCCAGTTATGCTGGGCGTTTAAATGATGACATAATAATGGTTGATTTTGATGATCGTGATGAGTCTAATGCGATGTGGCAATATGTGCAAGACGAGGATATACAGTGCAACGTCATAGAGACCACAAGAGGTAAGCATTTTTACTTTAAGATGGATGATGACCTAATGGATAATATGAAGTCATCCAATGATAAGTTAACACCATTAGGCTTCCACGTCGACTATAAACTAGGTAATAAATCAGCATACTCTCCATTAAAAATTGAAGGTAATCACAGGAAAATTTTAAAATCAGTTGAGAATGTAGAATTTTTACCTATATTCCTTGAACCGATACGTAATCTTGACTCATTAAAAGCTATGACATCTACAGATGGTGAGTTTTATGGCTATGGTGAAAATGTAGGTGCCAGAAATGATTTTATAATGAGATATATGATTTACTTACACAACGTCGAAGATTATGATAAATACAATATAATTGAGTTGAGTCGAGTGATTAATAAGTATGTGTTTTCGGACTCATTGAGTGATTATGAATTAGCGAGTGTTTGTCGTGATGAATTAGTTGATAATGTCATACGCGAGAACGAACATCTAAGGTTTTATGGTGGACCCAAGGGCACTACATTCTTGCATAATGATTTTGCTAAGTTTATTAGGAAGGAACACAGTGTAGTTAAGTTGGATAACGTACCTCAGGTTTATGTTAATGGTATGTACCATAATGAGTTGGACACCTTCCATGGCGTCATGTTGAGCCATCTAGACACACTTAAAAACCTTCAGCGTAAAGAGGTCATGCAGTATCTATCCAGTTCATTGGACACCATGGAAGTAGTAGAGGCAGACCCTAAATATTTGAGACTAGAAAACGGTGTATATAACCTTGATATGGATGAGTTTACTGAGGCCAGTAACGACTTAGTATTTAAAAATATGATACACGCCTCTTATGATCCTAATGCTACATCAGATATTGTTGATAAGTTTATACGTGATTTTACATGTGGTGACTCTGATGTTGAGGACCTTATCTGGGAGTTATTCGGCTACTGTATAGACCGCAAGCAGCGCAAAAAGATTATGTTTTTTTTGCATGGGCCTAGCGCGCACAATGGTAAGTCTACACTACTGCAAATGCTATCTGATTTCATTGGCTTTAACAATGTATCTAATGTAGAGCCACAAGACCTAGGTGGTCCACAGGGACGTTTTAACAAGGTCCTGTTGTATGGTAAGCTTACTAATATAGTCGATGATGTAGACCCAAAATACATCGAAAACACAGGCGTCATTAAGTCGATGGTTGATGGTAGGATGGTCAATGCAGACCGTAAAAACCTAGACCCAATCAGATTTAGGAATTACTCAACGTTTGTATTCGGTGGAAATGGTGTACCAACTGCGTCAGACAGGACAGATGGATGGCTCGACCGACTGGTGATCATACCATGTAATGCGTATTTTCCACCTGATTCACCAAATTTAATATCTAATATGGATGAGTTAATTACTACTGATGAGGCCAGATCTTATATTTTTACTAAGGCAATTGAAGGTTATCACCGAGTACATGACCATGGATTTACTCAACCATCAAGTGTTAATGTTGCAAAAGAGGAGTACAAATTAAAGTCCAGTACCTTCTTACAATTTATGAATGATGAAGATGTTGAGTTAGAAACTACATATTTAAAAGAGATATATCTGAGATATAAATTGTGGTGTGAGGAAAATGGAGTCAAGGCATCAGCTACAAAAGCCAATGTTAAAAGTGATATTTTACAACACTTTGGCTATGAAGTAGGTGACTTAAAACGTCTTCCGGGGTTACAACCTAGCTGCTATTTTGTAATAAAAAAGAATACTCAATTGAGACTTGCACACTAAAAACTTATTTTTTATTTTTAAAATGAAAATTTTAAATTTAATTAGTATAAAATCAATTTTATATTATTACATTATTACTTTTTATTACTCTCTATACCCTTATATTTACTTACTTTGTAATATTGTAATAAATGTAATAATAATAATAGTATATATATAATAATAATAGGGGTCACGTATAAGGGTGTATATATATATAAGTAATATTTAGGGCATTATTACATTACTTTATTACATTCATGTTTTCATAAGAAATGAGGTGATACTTTGAAAGACTGGGCACGTAAGTTTTATCATTCCAAGCAATGGCTCAAAGTTAGAAAGTTGGCTATCATTCGATCAGACCGATTATGTGAGCGATGTCCAATGCCGGGATATATGGTACATCATATTATTCCTTTGACTCCTGATAATATTAATGATCCTAACATTACTCTTAACTTAGATAACCTTGAGTACTTGTGTCATGATTGCCACAATGAGGAACACCTTGAGTGTAATGGTACCATTGATGGCTTGCGCTTTACACCGGAAGGTGAGATAATAAAAAGAAAGAAAGGTCGTGACAATGAATGAGTTATGGTTTTAACAACGAGGTTTATCAGATGATGAGAAGAATGCAGACCTATGATGTGATCACTGCTGATAAGGTCTGGTACGAGCAAGGTATCATAGTTGGTAGTGTAGTAGCTGCTAACTTATTGGTTGAAGAGGACACCAGTGATCTATTTGGTCAGACGCATATTGACTACATGATTGCGCTTGGAAATATTAAGTTGATAGTGTAGCAGATACCCCCCGGATAGTAGTGATATATAGGGTCCCCAAAGGACCGGTGGGGGTTACTTTAAATTTCCTCGAAAAAAAAAACTAAGAAAAAAGGAGGTTTTTTACATGGATGTAAAAAGAGTTGGAACACTTAAAAAGGAGTACAATAAACTTGCACGATTATTTAAGAACATAGACAAAGATAAACGAGAATTAATCGAAGGGTTGATATTGACTGCGGCCTTTGCGTACTCCGAGATGGATTCATGCATGCTTAAAATCCAAATGGATGGAGTTGTAGTTGACTTTAAAAATGGCAAGCAGCAGTTCAAGCAAAAGCACCCCGCCTTTGATGTGTACACAAAATTGCACTCTCAGTATCTGGCCACACTTCGTGAGTTGGCTAAGTATCAAGAAATCGATGGTGTCACAATGCTAAACGCTACAAAAAATACAGAGACGCCAATTGATAAAATGGTGATTAACATAAGAGATCGTAAGTTGGGCATGGGGTGATTTAAATGAATTACATGGAGCAGTATTTTAACCAGATTGAGTCCGGGGATATCGTGACAAGCAAAAGAGTGTTCCAGCAGTATTCAAAATTAATGGAACGCTTTGATCACACTCCGGATCACATGTTGTTTGATTTGGATTTTGCCAATGCACCTATAAACTTTATCGAGGCCTATTGTAAACAATCCAAAGGTAAATGGATTGGTAAAAATCTTAAATTAGAATTGTTTCAGAAGGCAAAAATGCAAGCGGTGTTTGGTTTTGTATATCGTGACTCATTACTTAGAGTTTGTCGTGAGGTGATGACAACAGAAGGTCGTAAGAATGGCAAGTCAACAGAAGCGGCAGGGATTGGTCAGTTTGGATTGGTCGGTGATGGCGAAGCAGGTGCCGAGATATATCCAGTTGCCACTAAACTAGACCAAGCCCAGATTATATTTAAAGAGGCCGTTAACATGCGCGCGCAATCAATAGATTTAAGGTCAGTCACTAAGAAAACAAAATACGAACTCACATGCCCCAGTAATTATGGTTCTATGCGTCCCTTGGCCAGTGACTCAAAATCCATGGATGGACTAAACGTGCATTATGGTTTACTCGATGAGATACACGCATGGAAAGACCGCAACCTCTACGACATAATTGTGCAAGCTACCTCATCACGTGACCAACCGTTGATTTATATAATTAGCACAGGTGGGTTTATCCGTGAAGGATTGTATGACAATAAATACGAGTATGGCTGCAAGGTACTAGACGGGATATTTGAAGACGAGCAAAGATTATTCTTTTTTTATGAGTTGGATAAGCGATCTGAATGGACAGACCCGAGTTGTTGGATAAAAGCTAACCCCGGACTTGGCACAATAAAAAAATTTGACACCCTCGCAAAGTTTGTTGAGGACGCCAAGAACGATGCCCAGTTTTTACCAAGTGTACTTACTAAAGATTTTAACGTCCGTGAAACACGTGAAGGTTCATGGTTGGAGTTTGAGGTCCTTGAGAATAATGACACTTACTCACTGGAATATTTAATGGACTCCTACGCAGTTGGTGGAGTTGACCTATCGAGTACGACTGACTTGTGTTGTGCTACACTCTTGGTACAAAAATCAGGTGACACCGTCAACATTACCGTTGAAGAAGATGGCGAGATGATAGTCGTTGAGAAAAACAAGACTTATTGTATTCAGCAATATTTTATTCCAGCGGAAGTGTTGCAGAAAAAAATCAAAGAGGATAATGTGCCTTATGACGTTTGGAGAGACCGAGGATTAGTGACAATATGTCCGGGTAGCACTGTTGACTATCATGCGGTAACTGTTTGGTACCTTAAAATGTTTAATGAGTATGGTATCAGGCCTTTGTGGATTGGTTATGATCCGTGGAACTCAACTTACTGGGTAAACGAGATGGTATCCCAAGGATTTACCATGGAAATTGTGAGACAAGGTGCCCAGACGTTATCACAACCTATGAAACAACTTGGCGGTGACCTAGGTGATAAACTTGTCAACTATAATAACAATCCGGTTTTAAAATGGTGTTTATCAAATTTATGCGCTAAGACCGATGAAAATGGAAACATCCGACCGATGAAACATCACAATGTTAAACTAAGGATTGATGGTGGTTCATCATTATTGGCAGCATATGCAAAATTATTCGAACATTTGCAAGATTACTTGAATATGATATCGTAAGTGTGGTATAATGTGAATAGATTGAAATGAGGTGTGCATGTGAGTATATTCGATACATTATTTGGCAAATTTAAAAATACCGTTGGTAATTACACACAATTTAAATTTATGAACTATACTCCGACCTTCTCAGACTTTGGGACGCGTATGTTTGATTCGGATACCGTTCGGGCGGCAGTGGACTCAATCGCAAGTAACGCCGCAAAATTAAAACCCGTTCATGTCAGGATTGTTGGCGGTCAGGTGCAACAACTAAGTGACCCTCGTATAAACTATGCGATATCAGTTAGACCTAACGCCTTGATGAGCGCATATGATTTCTGGTATCAGATGTTTGCACAAAGAGAAATTAAAAATAATTCCTTCGCGATCATAAATTATGATCGTGAGGGTAACTTATCGTTATACCCCATATCCTACTCAAGTATATTTGCAGTTGAACAAGATGGGGTATTGTTTATGCGATTTATGCTAAACTCTGGGGAGCAGTTAACAGTTGACTATGATGAGTTGATACATTTGCGGCGTCACTTTTACGACCACGACGTATTTGGTGCAAATAACAAAGCCATCTTGCCAACACTCGAATTGTTGAACACCATCAACGAGGGTTTGGGTAATGCAATTAAATCAACTGCCTACCTAAGAGGTATACTCCAATTTACGCAGACTATGCTTAAGCCTGAGGATATAAAAAAACAACGTGACGATTTTATCACCGATTATTTGGATATGTCCAATAACGGTGGTATTGCTGCGTTGGACAGTAAGGCTGAATACAAAGAATTAAAAGGCGAACCTAAGTTTGTTAATCCCGTGCAAATGAAATACATTAAAGATAATGTTTATGACTACTACAACATCAACCAAAATATCATCCAGGGTAATTACACCGAAAATCAATGGAACGCTTTTTACGAATCAAAATTAGAAGCCATTGGATTGCAGGCTGCCCTTGAATGTACCTATAAGATTTTTACAAAAGGTCAACTTGGTCATGGCAATCAAATCATATTTGAAGCCAATCGCTTGCAGTACGCAAGTAACTCAACTAAAATTGAACTACTCAATAAACTTATACCACTTGGATTATTATCACAAAACGAAGGTCGTGAGATATTTAATTTGGCACCATTGCCAGATGGTGATAGGCGATTTATATCCCTGAACTATGTGGACACTGATATAATAAATCAATATCAACTAGATAAAGTGAAAGGTGGTGAGGGTGATGACACAAGTACCGACGATCAACAAGACGATTGATTTTAAAGAACTGAGAAAGTATAATGACAGTAAGATTGAGATTAGAGCAGCAGACCCTAACTCAACAGTGATGTCTAAAATCATCGAAGGTTACGCAGTCAAGTACAATATGGCATCCGAGGTAATGAGCGATTATTGGGGTGACAAATTTATCGAAGAATTTGCCAGAGGTGCATTTGACGAAAGTTTAAGGTCACAAACACAGAAATGTCTATGGAATCATAAGAGTGAGTATCCTCTTGGATCTATTAGAGCCAACACACTGATGATACAATCAGACGAAGTTGGTTTGTACTATGAGGATGATGTACCCGATAACAGTTGGGGTAATGACGCCTTGGAATCAATTAGACGTGGTGACGTCGACGGTTCTAGCTTTTTATTTAGGGCACTAGATGATCAATGGTCATTAATTGTTATAGACGATGAGGAGATTTACAAAAGAACTATACTCAAAGCTGATTTGTATGAGATTAGCCCAACGACATTTCCGGCGTATCCTGATTCAGAAGTTAATGCTAGGTCATTTAGAGAATCAGGTGGCAAAGAAGTAAATCTTAAACTAGTAACTATTGATAAAAGCGAGCAACGTAGACGCTTACTATTAAAAACTTATTTATAAGGGAGGTACTAAAAATGAACAAATGGGAGTTAAGAAAACAAGAAATCAACAAACGAAAACTTGAAATTAGAGCGATTGTTGACGGTGATCAGGACATAGACGACATGGACGCACTTGATGTTGAACTTCGTGCATTCGAAAAAGAATTACTAGCAATTGAAAAACGTGAAAAAGCTTCAAGAGCACTTAGCGTAGTTGCTGATGTTGAAGATCGTTCGATTGATTCAACCGGTGAAGGTGCTGCTGAGGTTCGTGACCATGCAGTATTAGACCTTGAAAAAAGAGAAGCGCGTGGTAAAGACTTAAAAGAAAATCGTTCGATTGTAGTTGGAACTGGTAGCGTAGTGCTTGCACAACACACCGGTAATACAATCAATGACACGTTTAACCCAGTATCAACATTGGTCGACCGTGTGCGTCAAATGCCATTAATGGGTGGCGAATCATTTGAACAACCATACGTAGAATCATATGGTGTAGGTGGTTACACCGCACAAGGCATTGACTACAATGACGTTGAGACAGTGTTTGGTTTTGCAACAATCAATAAAACCAAAATTACCGCATATCAAGAATGGCCAGAAGAAGTACAAAGACTTGCAGACGCACCTTATGAAGCAATGGTTACCCAAGGTGTTGTAAAAGCCACTAGGACTAAAATGTCGAGAGAGATTTTAATTGGTGATGGTACTGCCGGTCGATACGTAGGTATCTTTGACGATGGTGCTACTGCTATTGATAGTGCTACTGACTTATCAATACCTGCTGCACTTGTCAACACTACCCTTGATGACATCGTGTATGGTTACGGTGGAATCGAAGAGGTCGAAGGTGAGGCAGTATTAGTCCTTAACAAAAAAGACCTTCGTGATTTTGCAAAACTCAGATCAACCGATGGCAAACGTATCCATGAAATTATTAGAACATCGATGAACTCGGGTACGATTGATAGTACACCATACATCATCAATTCAGCGTGTATTTATTCGGGAGTAGCAACCGTGGGTCAATACATTATGGCATACGGACCACTCGAAAACTACATGCAAGCAATCTTCTCGGCACTTGAAGTTAAGAGATCTGATGACTTTAAATTTAAATCTGGTATTACTGCATTTAGAGGCTCAATCTTTGCAGGTGGTAATGTTGTTGCGAAAAATGGATTTTTGAGAGTTAAGTTGGCAGCATAATCACTAAAAATGAAGTATAAAATAATATAACTGAATAGCGGTCATATAAATGACCGCTATTTTTTT